AACGTTTGTAAATTTCACTTTGTAAATTTCACTTTGTAAATTTCACTTTGTAAATTTCACTTTGTAAACCTCACTTTGTAAACCTCACTTTGTAAATTTCACTTTGTAAATTTCACTTTGTAAACCTCACTTTGTAAATTTCACTTTGTAAATTTCACTTTGTAAATTTCACTTTGTAAATTTCACTTTGTAAATTTCACTTTGTAAATTTCACTTTGTAAACCTCACTTTGTAAACCTCACTTTGTAAATTTCACTTTGTAAATTTCACTTTGTAAATTTCACTTTGTAAATTGACGAAATACGACTTGACAAAAGGAATGTTCCCCAAAGCAATAAACATGATGTTCACCAAAACGGTAAACATGATGTTCACCAAAGCAATAAATATTGTTATGTCAAGAAAAATTCTGAAGAAGTTACGAGTACACGTCATGGAACCTTAGTAAAAAATTTTGGGCCTAAAATTAGCCTATAGGTAAAATATAATTTCAGAGCCGAAGTAACGACCCAGACCAGTGTGTGCTGAGCAAAAAAAAAAAGCCAGTTAAACCGTGTCCGGCCTAACTGGCTTTGATAAATACTTATCCTTCCTTATGGTGCAAGGGCCACCCTTCATCTCTTAGATCTACTATCTCATAACCCTTGAACCTGTCAACCACGTCTTGTGCCAACCCTAGCTTATGGGTTAACTCACTGATATAGATCTTAGTGACATTCAACTGTTTTACAGTTGACACTGTGCACCTTGACCAATTCACCTGATCTATGCTCTTTGTATCAAGGAGCATCACACTTTCATAGAGTGGACTAATGAAGTCCATAGCGACCCAGCACTCAACGCCGTCATGATTAACTTGAACAAAGCATTTTGCACTGGACAACTCTGCTAATTGATTAATAGATATAGTATATATATGCATAGAGAAAAATATTTTTTAACCTTTCTTTGTACGATGGGAGATTGATCGAAAATCTAGCGAAGCTAGATCAATCCAGCTAGATCTAAGCAAGACCGAACTGTTTGATTACCACAACTGTCACAGTAACCCTCTCTAAGATCTGGTTCTCCATCAGTTGTGGCTAGGCACTCTGTACATATGCAGGGAACAATTGAGTCGAACGTAGCCTCTTCTAACATAGACATAACATCACAACCCTGATCCTCAGCAAGCTTTTCTAATAAATTTTTCATAACCCTACTTTCTAAGTTTATTTGCAAGCTCGAATAATATTTGTATAGCCTCAGTATTATAACTAACCTCTTTAATACTTTTTACATTAATAAACTCTTCCCTCACCCCTTCCTTATTCATAAAAATATTTTTAGCATCGGCCTCAAAACCTACGTGAACAGCCGTAATTACATCACAGTAAGAAACGACCCAGACACCATAGGTGTGCTCATCCAGTGTACCAGTTCTACTACAACAAGTAACGAACCCTGAACAATCTATCAACGGGTGAGCCTCATGTGGCTTGCCACACTGAGGACACGTTAGTTTCATAAGCCCTCCTTAACCATTAACTTTGTTAATTCCAGCATCTGCGGGTGAACCTTGCCTGTTAATTCTTCGAACCTAACACTTTTGAAGTGAGACCAGCTCCTGCTAGACCCAGACATCATCAGCTCAGTCTTAACATGGTGATTGAGCATACCTCGCGCATCCTGTGGTGTCAATCCCATCTCAAGAGCAGATAGATACTGACTCTCGCTCAACAAACAACTCTCAAGAAATAGACCAGACTCCGTAGGTGAGATATGCTTATCCAGCCTCTCTGGTACTACGAACGTAACACCATCGCCATACTTACAATACCTACTGCTCTCCTGAGTTACAGCGAGAGTGGTGTGTCTTACTAATTCATGGCTCACACCACGATCAGTAATCAACTTGTATGTTTGGTAGTCTTCATCAATAGAAAAAGATGTTTCGGACCTAGAATAAGGGGTTGAAGGTTTGTCGAAAATCTGAGGGAAAGCTAAATATAATTCGTGACTCACATCATCACTCCAGTTCCCCAAATCAAACCACGCTTGCAAGTTACCGACCCAGAAGCCACCAACTTTATACATATAATTGCTAGGTGAAAACATAAAGTAATCAGAGGGTAACCGGAGGCTTATATGCCTCAACACGGATAAATGACCTCTGCTAATTAAACTACGAACGAACCTTACTGAACTATCATCAGTGATCCTATCTTCACTTTTGTAAGCTACCCTGCCACAATACTCTATATGCTTTAGGCACTGTTCAAAGCTCTGTGGCATAAAGAGCTTAGTTGCTTTTGGTCTGACTAATATCATATTTCTCCACTCGATAAAATTTCTAGTATTAAACTGAAAAAGATAAATAGTAGTACTACTGCACAAATGCAGAGCTGCCAGATTGAGTAGATAAAAAGATCTTTTGATCTAAAGATCCACGATGCAAGCATCATCGGAAAGGAGAAGCTAAACCCTCCCAATATAAGTAGGAAAGAGGTTTCGAACACATTGTGTCTATTTGTCATCCCCACCAGCTTTCTGATTTCGCCATGTACTCAACCATAACGATATCATCAATAAGACCCTTAGTATAGCTACCGTTCTGTATGGCTTCCCAGACGAAACTGTATCTACGAACCAATTCCTTCTGGAACGACTGAGTAATCCAACCGATATACCTAGCAACTCTCCAGCCAGTTGGCCTATAGACCAAGCAATCAATAACAGCTTGAAAGGGAGAGCCGATTGGACGACCCAGACCCCAGCCATAAGTAGCTAACTGAGTAGCCCATCGAACATCAATAGAATCCATACTTATATCACTATGCCACAATTCATGTGAACCACTGACTATACCTTTGGTATTATCATACAAATACATATAGCCTGGGCTAGGACTGGCTCCGTTCGTCGAACCATACCCCTTGACCTTCCAATCAAAGGGCACTATTGTTTGACCAATGTTCACACTAGCATCGAGCTTCATATAAAGAGGTACGCTATGTGTTAGTATAGTGTAGTTGAAATGTTCTTCCAACCCTGCCCATTTAGTTTCTTTAACAAATGGTATGCTTTTATACCATCGAGCAGTCTCAGCACCAAAGCCTTTAACTTCACCCCATAAGGGTTCCTCGACAGAGCTATAAAACAACAAGTCTAGTAGACTGTCATACTTAGCCCTACTTTCATCCTCTTTGAGCATGACACCCCGAACCTTCAGTTCTAGCCCCAATTCCTTAGCCAGATGAGCTTTGATGTGTGCATCAAAAGACGACCCAGCTGCGGCAGCAGGACCTTGAGGTTCTCTTGGTGCTTTTGTTTCCGCCAGTCTCTCCATGTAGAACTTGTTCGGACAACCCTCAGCAAGCATCAGACTAGAGGGTGATAGGTAACTAGGTTTATTATAAATCTTTAGGCTCAAAATATCTTCCAATCTCGCCACAGTTAAGGGCGTTTTGAGAGTCTCTTAGAGAATAGCAATACTTTTTTTTAGGGTAATATGTACGACCAGTCACTAGGTCAACCCTCGGCTCAACTTTTCTGATACAATAAAAATCTGAATCCTCAGGGTATTCAACCTCTAAGCAATACTTACAATTTACACAGAACTTTTCTCCTGCCATATGGTCTCTCCCTTCCCAAATTGAATGTCAATGGGTGCAATGCCTGAACCTACAGTAGCACTATCAACCCAACTTAGATTATATTTTTGAGCTATGATTTCACAGAACTCAGAACAATACATCTTGGTTGAAGCCACCTTCTCCAAACCCAGCCGTTTACAGAACGTAGGAAATTTGAGCAATTCCTTATAACTGTATTGTACCGACCCAGACCAGTATGTACTGAGCAGGAAACGTCGAGCATCCCGGATCTGGTCATCCGTGAAGGGTAGACGCTTTACTGCTACTATCCTATCATGATAGTTATCGTAATCAGAGACAGGGTTTAACTCTAACCCTGTTCCAAGCATCTCCATAACCATCGGTATGCCCTCAATATAGATGATCAGCCCACAGTGATTAGCCACGTTAGTGGCTACGTTAACTCGCTTCTTAGTAAAGAATCTTATAACATCACCTACAAAACTCTCACTTCTGGTACAGATACAATCAAGTGTTTTTAATGGTAAGTCCATCATAACTTCCTTTCAAAGTGACATGAATCATAGAGTCTTTTACCAGCCTTATTTGTGAAGTAGTGACCAGCATGAAGACCCAGACCTACACCTATGTCAGCAATCTTCTGATAGGTTTCATCATCTTCCCACACTGCCTTACCTTCTTTAAGGAGAACAATATCGAATGCAAAGCCGAAAATGTGGGCACTGTGTAGTGTCCAAGTAACGACTCTTCTATTGGTCTTCTCATCAATTGGGACAAGCCCAGCTTCTTTACGTAAACGATTAACCGCTGCCAGAGGTTCTCTACCCTGTGCGTAGTAGGCACTCTGGGTCGCCGGATCGCGAACGCCTTCAGTTAACTTAATAGTTATACCTTGTTCAGCACAAGCCTTCTGTAACTTCGTGAAGTTCTCACGAATCCATGGTGATGTTTTGATCATGCTATTTCTCCATTAGAGCAGTCTGCACACTCTAAACATTTAGTTTTAGAAGCTTTTATAACTTCAAGTTCCTCAACCAATAAAGCTTCAAGTAAAATTAAGTAGTTAATAGAATCCCCAATTTTTTCATTAATCATGTATCCTGTCACATTCTGACTACCTTCAATAAGATCCAGAACTGACACCAGATGCTTTGTCATCATACCCAATAAGGCTTTCTCTGGAGTGCTTCTTTGTAGTTCAGCTGCTCTTTTGAAATTGTATAAACGATCTCCGATAGCATACTCTTTAGCCTTACCTGCCAGAGTAGCACGTATTTTCTCGATCCGTTGTTCTAGGATAGTGTTAAATTGTTCACTGTTCATCTTTTGTCTCCTCTATATTCGCCCATTTCTTACCCTTTCCTCTACCAAAAACTTTTTCAACTGTGGCCAGACAAATAAAAATATTATTGATAATACTATCCTCATTAGTAACTTTAGCCAGCCTCACCAAAGCGATCTTAGTTTCGACACATGTTAAGGTATGGTATACTTCCCATGTGCAATCCTTAAGACTTTTTAAGGGAGCGAACTGTGATGCTTTAGGTTCCTCTTTGAGATTTATCAGGTAGACCAGTGAACCATCTTTCAATGTGCAAACAAAGATGTTCTTTGGGTCTTGAACCTCGGATAAGGGCAGAGCTTTCAGGTCACCCTCTTCACAGAGAGTGAGTACTGTCTGGGTCGTTGTTCCGTTTCGAGTAACTTTCTTGAACCAATATCCTGTAGGATGCAGAAAAATATATTTGCACTTCATCTGAGCAGTTCCCTTCTGGACCTAGGGTCCATATAAAAAATAAGATTAGGCGGAGCAAAGAGGCTTTTATAAGCTCTCTCTAGCTCTACCCTTTTTCGTAGATCATAAGCTGCTACTAGCCATATCTTGGCCCCATGAGCAATGAGCGTAGGAAACTTACGTTGTTGGGCTACAGTAAAATGTATGTCCCCATTACGTATAACCTTGCACTCTATGAGTCTCATATCATATCGAGGATGGAACGCCATTAGATCAGGTAAACCCTCTTGAAACTGGCTACCATGTAACTTCTCGATATGCCAACCATGGACATTCTCCATATACAGGCGTAACGGTTTTACAACGATCTCATTCTCCTCTAACATGCATCCCCCACATAGTTTGCTGAGACTGGAACACCATTTTCAGTTACACCATAATACTCGAACCGAATCCTCTTACCGACCCAGTCTGTCTTCTCCCGATCCTCGTCAGAGAAGCCACCACCGATACTAAAGATTATTGTTCGATTAACCATCTTCGCTGAACCACCGTACACCGAACTGACTTTCTCATCCCAAGTGAACTTAACACGAAGAGCACCCATACGGCCCTCATGCTTGCCTTCTCCGGCAGTTTGCTCGACGACAGTGCCTTCCATGTCATAGATACTCTTGTACTTCAGGAGATTCTTACTTCTCTTGAGTTCGTAGTACCCATTCGGGTTCGCCAACATCAGACCCTCAACCTCACCATGGTTGCGCCTCAAGTATTGAAGATAATCCGCCATCTGCTCCATAGCAGGTAATTCATAACCAATCAATTCCTGTTCAAGCAACTTCAAGTTGTCTGACTCAGGTAGGAGCAATTGAAGTCTGCTCCGTGATTGTTCCCACATTCTCTCTGAATTAAATTCATTGAACACCATATACTGTATCTCATGCCAGCGTTTGTCAATCAAACTCTTTTCCATACCTTGGCCACAGATCGACTTGGTAGTGGCTAGACAATCACTAGGGTGCCATAATTCACCATCCAGGTCGATGTCTGGCAGTTGATCTATGAACCACTTCGGCGCATAAATCTCTTTTTCCCCAGAATAACGACCCAGAGTCCAGAGTTTGCCTTTCTTCCAAATACAACGGAAACCATTAAGCTTACGACTCATATACCAACCACGAATATCCTCACCATTGTAATGGTGAGCTAGCATTGCATGTATTATCGCCATGATTTTACCTCTTGTGAGTTAAGTCCATATCTCTCTTGTTTGCCTTGATCGCAGACCTGAACAATACCCTTTAGGATCAAGCCATCTAACGTCGCTTTAAGTAACTGAGGCTCATCATAGTATTCGAGAGCCTTAGCCATAGAAGCTAGTGAGTGTGAATACCGCTTTCTATTAAAGTTATTAATAAGAAAGTTCACCACCTCAAGATCATTGTGGTCTAAACCCTGCTGTAGGGCGATCGGACCTCTAACAGTAGGTATGTCATCGAGATGCTCTCGCAAGAAAGCAATCTCTTCTTCCATCTCCATAAGTCTCTTGTTCTTAGCACTTCGACTCATAGAATAAACTTCATCTTCAAACTCAAGACTAGGCATTCTTACCCCCTATGTAACCATATTCTTTAACCCTATGGAATTTGTTTACCACCTTGAGGAATAAGTCGTTCTTAAAGAGATTTGCTAGGTCTGGGTCCTTAACTTGACCATCTGTTCTTACTGCATGATACATATATTGTATACGAATCCTATCATCAAAGATAGCTTTTAATGATGTACATTTGAAAGGTATGCAAGAATAATCAATGTCAGCTCCAGATAGATCAGCTCCAGATAGATTAGCCTCAGATAGATTAGCTCTAGATAGATCAGCTCTAGATAGATTAGCTCTAAATAGATCAGCCCCAGATAGATCAGCTCCAGATAGATCAGCTCCAGATAGATCAGCTCCAGATAGATCAGCTCTAGATAGATTAGCTCTAAATAGATCAGCCCCAGATAGATCAGCTCCAGATAGATCAGCTCCAGATAGATCAGCTCCAGATAGATCAGCTCCAGATAGATCAGCCCAAGATAGATTAGCTCCAGATAGATCAGCCCAAGATAGATTAGCTTTCTCCTTCTCGACAAGAGTCTTAAAACTATCTACTCCATCAGAGGCCTTCTTAAGAGAACCATCCCTTTTAAATACTTTAAAACTAGGCATCCTTACCTCCTATTATTGACGATAATAGACCCACACGTGGCTGAGTCTGGGTCGGTTTATTATTATTAAAGTATTCATCATATTCTCGATAGCGCCACGTTAATAGCTGTCGAGTGAAGCTCTTTTTATTATTTTCGATTTTCACTCTACGACGCTCAAGCCAATCCAGATAAGCTTTGTCTGTTAGCTTATCTTTGTTCTCCAAAGCCCAGCAATGGAATATGCTAGGTATTTCGAAGATCATTTTACCCTTATAAGGTCCTTCTTTTAAAACCACCCTTTGCCTCCTAACGACCCAGAAATGTTTATATAAAATTTATTGTAACTACCTTCTCGTTTTGACTTGATCTCACTCATTTGAGTGAAGTAAGTTATTATAGGGTGGACACAATGATACTCCCAACCAACTTGAACGCATTTGTACTTTCCACCCACCTTGACTTGAAAATCATCGAAGACAGGAGCGAACCCCTGGGGCGGGGCACTCTCCATATTTGAACAGTTGTACATGTAACCTCCCATAAAAACGTATTTGTCTTTAGTACCCCACCGAAGTTCCAAGTCTGATTTAAAACCAAAAAAGTTCTCACTGTGAGCATCCCACACACTCGTGTTTGAGTACTCCCACAGTAACCACTCAGTCCTCTCATAAGACATATCGAAACTGTAGGCTAAACATAGATAAGTTAAGATTGTAGCAATCATTTTTCACCCCAACTTCTAAGACCCTGCTTCCATGACATACTGATCAAGGGAACACGGTCCTTATACTTGTTAATAATTCTAGTTACAGTTTGTTTAACTCTATCACGTACTCCCTCAATACAAGGACATTCTATTTCATCATGAATATTAAGTGGCATAACGACCCAGTTATTAATACCAGTGGGTTGTATGTCCCATATATTACGTTGAAGGTCCTTCGTTATTTCGGCACCCGGACTTTGAATATCGTGGTTTGCAGCAGCCCTAAATATGTTACCCTGTAACCCAAAGGCTACAGCATAAATAGCCGAGTTCGCTGCCCCAAAACCAGTCTGAACACGTTCTCGCCTAACTACGCGAATCGTAGAGCCTATGGCTTTCAACTCTGGACTAGGGTTCCTCGCCATCTCAAAAAGAGCTTTGATAGTTGAAATCTCTAGTGTGAAATAGCGTCTGAAACCCAAGAATGTTTCTTCATACTCAGCAGGGTTCATCCACTTGATCTCTGTTCCTATGCCTTCTGGCTGAGCCAACGCAGTGAACTTACGCTGGATCTCTGCCCGTTTCTCACCGATCTTCACATACCTAGCAGATAGTCTAGCCAGACCCTCAACCGCTTCCTCTTTAGAGATACCCATTGCCTGTGATAACTTAGGTGCCTCAGCTCCGTACATGAAAGCAAAGAAACCGGTTTTAGAACATTGATATAGAGTCTTATTAGCCCTGACCTCGTCATAGGTCAACCCATACATGCTAGAGCCAAACAGTGCGTGGACCTTCTTACCAGTTAACAAATCCTTTCTAAGCTCTGGGTCGTTATAGAACGCCTCAGCAATAGACACCTCGAACCCGTCGAAGTCCCCCGCGTCGAGAGCCTCATTAGGGTGAGCTAGTGTAACACAGAAGCGAACTGGTCCTGCGGGTATACCCTGATGATTGATTGATCCTTTCGTGGTGATATAGTTTTCTGATCCACCGGAACTACGATTAGATTTCGTACCAGTTACCTTACTAACAACGTGCATACGACCTGCTGCAATGAGCTTCTCCATGAGAGTAGACTTCATCTTAGCTTGTCTCGATGCTAGAATGTACTTAGCCCTACGAGCCAGTTCTGGATTATCCTCTTTCCAATCCTTAGCGATCTTCTCTAACACTTCAGCAGATGTACTAAGTAGTACCTGTTGTTCGAGAGGACTAGCTACTTCACATAGATAAGCCTTAACCTGCCTAGGAGCATTAACATTGATCGGGGTTGCAGCAACAACGTTATCCCACTTAGCCTTACGTCTTTTGCACTTCTCTACATCAACAGCGAACCCTCTCCAGTGCATCCCTCCCACTGCACAAGCTAACTCTGATTCATTATCACCGCCCTCGGGACGACCCAGATACTCCCATAGTTCTCTAGTATATAATGGGTCTTTCAAGGCATACTCATTACGTCTGGGATCAGTCTTCCAAGCATTGTAGTGCTCAGGAAAAACATCATACCAACCACCATAAGTAGGCCACCATTCATACTCTATAGGTTTGCTTAACTCAGGTAATTCACTTAGTGTTGTCACTTCATGACCAATGAAAGCCATGATAGCTTTTAGACTGGTACTAGGAGAGAAGTTCAGTTTGAGATTTACGAAGTCTGGGTCAACCTCGACATCTTGTTGATCACCAACCTCTTGACCAGTACCCTTAATCAGATCAGCTATGTACCAATGATAACCCTTCTTTGATCTACTGAAATAGATACTAGGGATTGGTACACGCTCTGTCAACTCTTTCAAAAGAATTGGAGCAAGTAAACGTGGAACCTTTCTCATGGTTATTGGTTTTTGGTTCAAAGTGGCTTGGAACTTAGAACGACGCCCTATGAGCATCAGGTCACAAGCAACTTTAGGTTTAAGGCAGTATTTGTCTAAGCAGGAAGCTTCGACGTCCAAATAATCTATTGGATCAGGTTTTCTTAGTTTTGGTAATTCTTGGAGAACGTTGTACGTTCTATGGTAATGGAACATATCGTGGACTAGGTTGAACCCTATGAATGTTCCTTCGAGCTGGCGCTCAATTAGGTCCAGAGTGGACTGGACCGTGTTATCCCAGATGTTGTGGATCACTGGGTCGCCATCATTATGGCAGTATTGGAGCATTATGGTTGCTCCATAGAAACCGATGGATTCAGTATCTATAAACCAGTTATTGACCATTGTTCAACCTCAGCTTTATCATTGTATCACTGAGGATCAGAGCTTCGTAGTAGTGGTCCATATCAAAGCGAAGCTCAACCTCGCCCTTGGTCTGGGTCGTTACTTTGCACTTAACCCAATGAGTAAGGTCATCAGAGTATGAAGTCTTTACAGAATCCTTAATAATATTCTTGCAGTTTACTGCTAAGGTGAAATGTTTTGGTTTACCATGTAAACCCTTAACACGAACAATTGCGTCATTTATGAACATCTGCATAATTAAATTCCTTCCCAAAGTGGACGTGATTTATAACCTATATGTTCAAAATCCTGTAGACAAGAAGACATTATCAATGAGCCATGTCCCAGCAAATTGACAGATATAGATTCCTCGGATCTATCAGGGAACATTTTAATTATCTCATACACTTCCTCGAAAGCACCACAAGGTATTCTTCTTTCTGTGGTGTCAGCACCATTAATGTAGACATGGGAATGCAGGGCATACCTCATCCGTGGGTAGTAATTATACAAGGCACAGTGTATAGCTGCATCGACAGAAGGTTTATCACCACAATAATTTAGAACACTCGATAACTTTACGGGCACGAAACCTGTATAGTTTAGATATCGTTTATCCACGTCCCTCTTGGAGACCCAGACAGTTCTATCTTCTATAAATGAAGGGAAACCCTTTTCACACCTGAAGGAACAATTCCCCAAGAAACGTGAAGGATTGGCTCCATGTATTAGGCCGTGGAAAGTTTCAGCTGACTCATTTATGATTTTTAGAAATCTTTCAGAAGGAAGAGCATAGTCAAGTATCTCAGCTTGCTGTTGCACACTTTTAATACGAGTGAAAGACAAGAGCTCCTTTACCCTTTTAACTAAGGCATTTGCAACTTGAGCGATATTATCAGAATAACAGAAACTATTGCCCAGAGGATCTACCAGATTGGCTATAAAACCGACCTTGGAAGTATATCCAGTAATCTCAAGACACAAGTTAGCCTTCACCTTTAACATCCTCATGACCAACTCTTGAGGTGAGTACTTGTTGTCCCTATTATTCTTAGACATAACCAATATTGTATGAGGTGATTTTTCTTTTATCTCCTGTAGCCTTTTTGGTTCATCATTGGAGATATTAGGCATCCAAATAATTACAGAATATTGTGAGGTTACAAAACGACCCAGATCAGATATGTGTCCCCCATTTACACAATAGACGTAATCCATTGGTAGAAGTATTCTTAGCAAAGAGTCCAATTTGGTAACATAACCAGAGGATTTACCTTCCTTTTCATCGAAGGTCCCTCCTACTAATAAAAACTTAACCATAGTAACTCCTTTTTATACGTTAGCGAAGTCCATTAAAATTTGTACGGCTGTAATTACTTCCTTTTTGACATACTCCCTAGTAGCTGTGTTAGGTAGTTTTATATGAACACTATCCCATTTTAATCCATAATACCTAACTTCCAGATGATAGTAACCGGTATCTTCCAAGTTTTCATTCAGACCTCTAATAAAGAACAATTTCATATCCTCGCCGAGAAGAGATAGAAGTTCTGGGTCGTTACACTTGCGAGTTTCTACAGCGGTAGAAAATGTCCATTTTAAAAATTCACTTAACATAATCTGCTCCTTTTAAATAAATTTAAATGTTAGCATAACACTCTCTTAGATCACCCATTGAGATAGCTTGAAGTTCGATTTTCTCTTCTAATTTATCTCTGATCAATCTATCACTGGGCAACAAAATATAATCCTTGATAGTCAAACCCCTCACTTTGTCCATATTATTGGACATGGCACGGAACTTAGACTGCATCCTACCTTCACCACTATCACTATTAGAATAATAGATAATACAAGGGGAAGCACTAAATTCAAGACCAGTGCCACCAGCATCGGTCTCAGCAACAACAGCAAGTTTAACAATCTGACCGGTGTCGGTAGACCTATCCATTTGGCCCAGAGCCAGTTGAAGGCTCTCGCTGTCTGAAACCGACTGCCCGTTAGCAGGATTGAAGAGGAGTCGTCCTCTACCGTCAATCTGAAGTACAAACCAACCAGCCTCAAGACAAGTCTTTGTGATAATGTCAACTGATCCTTGAAAGCCCGAATAGATAACAAGTCTTCCGACCTCTTCATATTCATCAAGATCTCCTTTCAATTGGTCTATCTTCGGGGAACCGACGAACGTCGTCCCAACTCTCTTCATGGTATTGGTGTCTGGGTCGTAAGCACGCTCATACTCAAAGCCATCAGAGAGCTGACGTAATCTACGTCGAGCCTCTAAGGCCGACCCAGAGGTCTCAGTTATCAACTTAGCTACCCTCAAGAGATCTTTCGGTGCCGTTAGCTCTACTGTCTCCATTCTCCATGGAGGTAAGTCCATACAATCCTTTTGAAAGTAAATTCGGACGAGGCCCGCGAGTCTGTTTGACAGCTTAGCTACTTCCTCTTTATTCCACCCAAGAAACCTATCCCATGCTGGGGTGCCTGGGTCCCAAGGAGTGTACGACCCATACCTAACTTTAAACTTTTGTAGGGTGCCTTCTCGTATATAGCCGGAACGGATAACTTCGCATTGGCTCCACCAGTCGGTAGGATCTTTAGGTGAAGGTGTACCAGACAGACCCACAATATACTCTTTTCCTTCATTTTGTATCTCCAACATCTCACTTAACTTCATAGCACACTCTGTTCGCTGGCTTGTTGGTGTCTTTAACTTATGACACTCATCAAAGATAATAAAGCCAGGTAGCTTCGAACCAAGCGGCATGGTTTGTATGGTAGAGGTAAACTTGTCATAACTCATCGTTATGATTATCTTGTTCTTTACAACAAGTCTACCATACTCATCCCGTACCGCCCCCCACCATTTAAAAACTTCTCGGTCAAAACCAAATTCTGCCGATTTCGTGGTTACAAACCACAATGTACCATGTTCGGAGTCCAAGAACGCTTGCAAGGCGGGTCTCGTCTTACCTGTTCTGGGTTCAGCTCCGACCAGACATCTTTTTCTGGTGAGGATAAAACGATAGATATCTAATTGATGTGTCCACAAAGGGGGCTTGCAGTCTGGGTCGATAAGTTTCAGTGGTTCATCATAGGTCTTAATGAGACCAGTATTCTGAAGTATGCTGAAGGCGAAGAGGTTTCTTTTACAGAGATCGACTTCCCATATCTTGAGTTCGTCTCTCCATTTAGCACCTTTCATAGCCTTAACCTCTTCGAGTAAAGGTCTGAAGAAAGGGAAGGCTAGCTCTATTTTATCATTAATAAAGGTGGCTTCGACAGGTATGTTCTTACCTTTTAACTTACAGTTAAAAACCTGTTTGATCATAAGAACCTCTTGAAAGTTAATGGTGCATTAGTTAACATTACTTTTTGTATGCAATTTATTTTTGTATCTTTAAGTTCAGCTAAGGAAGCTGATACTATTTTATTGTCTAGTTTAAGAATTATGTATATCATGTGTGTACTGGTGGGGTGTTGATTCTTATAGAACCAATCACATAGGTTAGTCACTATCTCGCCAGTTCTACTGGCTTCGATACCTGCTACAAGCAAGTCGATAGGTGAGTATTGATATACCGACCCAGATGGTCCTGGCACTAGGTAGCCACCTGCATTGTATTCATTTGGAAATGGAAGATGTAGCGGTAGTTCCGCTACATCGACCATTGGAAATGATACAAGTCGGCAACTAGCGATCCCGCTCAGTTGCTCCTGTGTCATCTACTGTCACTCCCGATGTAGGTTGTAAGAACAGTGTTACTGTTTTGTTGAGAATGTCAAGAGGAATCTCGATAGTCTGCTCAACTGCAAGACCTGAGACTCCTTTAACCCCACGACCCAGAGGTACAACATCCAATTCATACCAAGATAGGTTCGCGTTCTTTTTACTGTCACAGTAACGGGTTGTTAACTGAACTGAGCGTCCACGGCCTGCTTGCATTATTGGTGCAACTGATTTGCTCAAGGCGCCTTTACAATAAAGAACAGCGAATACTTTCTGTTCAGGTATCCATACAAGGAATTCGATACCATCATGGAGAACTGTTTCACCGATCTTCTTCTTTGGGCCAAACTTGTTGACCAGACCACAATATGCTTTGTTCGATGTTACACTGATATTTGGAACACCGTTCTTATCATAAGGGATATGGTATTCTGTTACACCGAACTCACCTTTTGCATTATCCCATTCCGATGCACGGAAGCGATAGAACAAGTAGTTTACTTCGATTGACGAACCCAGATTAGTTTGACCTGCAAGAGCGAAGTCACCTGCAAAGGCCTTACGTTCGATCTTACATATCTTGCTGGTCCCATAGACCACGCTCAGAGTTGGGATGAACCGAGAAGAGGATGTTGTTTTTGCAATAACTTCTTCCGATACCGCTGTTTCAGATCCTGAATTCAGGAGAGAGAGAGCATTAACTTCGTTACTAGATTCTGCGATTTCTGACATTTGAACTGTCCTAGGTTAAAAGTGAAAATGACCCAGAGGTATTCTGGGTCGTTAAGTTACTTCGCGAGATATTCCTTCAGTTTCTGTACTGAAGCTTCTTTGTCAAATTCTTCTCCCAGAGACGCAAGAAGGTCACTTACCATCTGTTTCGGAGGAAGTGTACCAGCGGTGATCAACATGATAACAGCCTCAACTGCTTTGAGCTTTTCACGTTTTGCTTCACGTGCTTTCTTTTTCGCATCTGCATTTGCATTGCGTGCTTCCCAAGCTGCTCTTTGTGCTGCGATAGATTTCTCATCAGCCTGAAAGATCTCATCAAGAACTTCAAGTCTGATACGGTTGTACTCTGACGAATCTGACTCATAAGCATACTTTGCTTTTTCCCAGAGGTCACCAATCTCTTTACCAGAAAGCATTTTAGGTACAGGTACGAATTGCGCGATAGTGCCTTTTGCCTTAGCTTTCTTGTCAGCGCGTTCCTGAGCAATGATCTTTTCAACTTCAGCACCGAATTCCTGGGTCGTCAAAGTCTGTGCTTTAACTATTGTTTCTGGATCTGTCTGATCTTCGAGACTCAGTTTCAAAAGACCAAGACCGTTCTGGATTGGGATAGCACGTGTATCAACAAGACTCTTGACCCCCTCAGGGAGATTGAGAAGACCGAGATACTTATTGATTGTCTCAACTGAGAGACCAGTCATGGAAGAGAGTTTCTCAACACACATCTCTGGGTCGGTGGATATCACCAGCATTTTCTTCAATGCTTGAGCGTAAGAAACCGGTTTGGTATCACGATGAGTTGCGTTACCAACAATTGCACCAGCAAGAAGATCAATGTCTGACTTCTCTTCGACCATTACATTAAGACCGTCACCAAAACGATCAATGATCTTTTGATTGCCACGTTTGATGGCTTCTTTAATAACAAAAAGACGTGTGTTACCATCAATGACGGTGAATGTACCGTCAGATTCCGGGCGAACAGTGAAGATATTCAGAAGACCGTGTGTTTCGAGAGTCTGGGTCCACCGATCGATTACTTCATTGTAATCATTATCGGAAGGTTGAGGGACTCCACGAAGTGCGATAGATGCTACTGGATGAACCAATTTATCCAGTGATACTTTAATTGAACTAGCCATTGTTAGGCCTTTCTGTTAAATGTTATTTAAAATGCTCTCCAGCTCTGAACGACGAGCAAAGAGCTTAGAATATTGAAGTCCAAATGATTCGACTGAGGAGTTAGGATACTTGCTAGAATGAATAGTCATTACAGTTTGAAGATGCTTAATCGATTGAATTTCATCCTTGATCTGGGTCCTCCGTTTGTTGAGAGCCTCAACAGCCAACCTAACCTGTTTACCAAGGTTAATAAATTCATCTTCTATGAAGAGTGTACCACCATTTCTGAAAACCCTCGGTGCAATATACTCACCACTTAAAAGGTGAATGTTATAGTCGGGTTTCTCATCTTTTTGCAGGTTTTCGAAGAGGGCTTCCCGAACTTCATTTCCTCTGTATTTCCTGAATATATCAGAGACTGTCTTTTCTTTATGGTAATTTGTCTTTGTTAACCTAGGTATTAGTAATCCTAGACTTACCATCTTTGCCATAACTGCCTCTTCTTTACGACCCAGAATTTTTGAGGTTTTCCTGAGCCAGTCTTTGAATATCTCTTTGTGATATATACTTGCACATTTGAGTTGTTTCTCTAAGATTCGTTTTTTTGACAGGAGGGTGTCTATATGCGTCTTAGCCCAAGGTTGACCATGATTTTCTAACATTTTGTAACTCCTTATAAAAGTAAAAGGGAGATCCGGCGGCTCTCCCATACAACAACACAATCATTATCTTACGTTATGCCGGACAATTATTTCATACTTCTACATACCCTTCGTAAACTGCTGTTAATTTCTTAAAGTTAGAGACTGTTGATTCGAAGAACTCTGTTATCTTGAAGACCGGGATCTTTGTCTCCGACCCAGTTAAATCGCTAACTACGATTAACTGACCTTTGTAACCTCTTAGTGCTGAACCACCAGTTATAGTGATAGCGTTAGGGTTCTGAGGGTGAAGAGCCACTTCACTAGGTTGAAAGAACCCTGTCACAGATTCTTTGACTAACTTATCCTTCTTAACTTTCTCGTTTTGACGACCCAGACGAAACTGGGAAACAAAATTAAAAATAATAGCATTCGCCTCTACAGAGGTCTTATCCATCTTGTGCTCCTTTGCCGACCCAGATCAGCGTAAAATTATTGGCACGATATTTGCTATTACACTAAATCCCACTTTTTAAAGTAGTATTTAGAGCCCGCTTTAACATACTAATAATATAATAAATGCCAAATAAAAAGCAAACTATTTTTTAAAATAATTACTTTTTTTTTATGCTAACTGACTAACTGTTCGCAGACCAGTTTATATTCTCTTTTATATATAATTTTTATTAAATTTTTTTCTGACAATAGCATATATAAAAGAGTTAGTTAGTGGTTAGTTGGTAAGCGTTTCAAAAATCGTGCCAATAATCGTGTAAAATTACCTGTTACATTAATATATATTAAGGGTATAGTTAACTAACTGCTAACTAACAAATGTACTAGCAAAAATCATGCCAATAATTTCGACCTTATCTGGGTCGGCAAACTAATAGAAAGGTTGCTATGCTAAAGACAGAGGAGATTAAGGAATTTCTAAAGACAACACCAGCTCAGCACCTAGCAGTACTCTATAGTCCTGAGATGGAAGTTCAGGTAAATGTAGCCAAGGATCATGGAACGAAGGTCTCTGGAGAGTATCTGGGTCGACGCTGGGCCGCTTGGTCAGACGGCAAAGAAACATGGAAGTCGTTCAGAATACCCTGGAACGCCGACTCAGATCCTCAGTATGAGGACCGAGAGTTAAGGTTCGATCTGGCTGCACACGTTGAAGCTATTGGTATGACAGGGTGGAATTGGGCAAGAAAAGAGAGTCTATTTTGTGGCTATGACTTCGATTCTATAGTAAACCACAAAGAGGGTTTAAGTCAAGATGACCTTAGTGACTTAGTTAGTAAGGTAAGCCAGATTCCTTGGATAACATTACTCAAGAGTACCTCCGGTAAGGGTTATCACATATATCTACATTTCGAGCAACCTATACCTACGGACACACATACAGAGCACGCAGCAGTCGCACGTAGTTTGTTGGGTGTTCTAACAATGGAAACTGGCTTCAATTTCCAATCTAACGTTGATGTATGTGGTGGTGTTCTATGGTGCTATCATCGTAAACAGGAAGGGACTGATGGGCTGACTCTAGTCAAATCTGGGTCGCCCTTTCCCAACTCCTTAGTTCCTACGAACTGGCCAGATCATATTAATGTTACTACTAAGAAAGTAAAGAGAGTAAAGACTGATAAAATGGGTTCAGGCTTTAACGAACTCATTGCTAGTCAGTCCTTTATTACATTAGATAGTGAGCACTATAGACTCCTCAAATGGTTTACTACTGATGCAGAGAGAGATCACTGGTGGGATACAGATCATAATATGTTGGTTTGTCACACTTTGGACTTGGCTAAAGCTCATCGTGCCTTGGCCCTAAAAGGTATCTTCTTCACTAATACAACTGGTAGTAGCTCACAGAACTGTTTTGCCTTTCCAAACTTCGACGGTTCATGGACAGTTAGACGTCATGGAATAGGAACAAAAGAGCACATGTCATGGGTTACGGATGCTAGTGGTTGGACAAGGTGTGTCTTCAATGCTCCTGCTGAGATCGAATCTGCTGCCAGAGCGAATAAGGGAGTAAGAAATGCTAAGGGTGAATACGTTTTCAATGATCACTTACAAGGGGCTATAGCTATACAGAGTATGGGTATTAAATTCGAATTACCAGAGGAGTTAAAGAACCATGGTATTCGTATAATGACTATTAAAGCTAAGAGTGAAATTTTGATAGTATCAATAGAGAGACGACCCAGTGATGTTAGTGTTCCTGAAGGGTGGCTCTCCCCTAAAGCTGATAAATACGAGATCGTACTAGACTTACCTAAAGTCAAACGTGAGCTTAGTGCACCTGATTCACTGATTAGACACACTATTAGCCAGGGAGTGGAGTCTGGTTGGTACATTTATACGAAAGGTAAATGGATTCTACAGAATAAGGGTAACGTTACAACTGTTTTAGTTGGTCAGGAGTTGCATGATCGGAATGAGATTGAGGTAATGATGGGTAAGAGTATTCTTAGCCCTTGGGAGTTAGTTAACATTCCTTTTGCAGATGAGTATCCCGGAGATAGACAATGGAATAAGGAAGCAGCTTCATTTAGATGTAAACCGTTAGAAGGAGATTGCGATACCTGGATAGAGATTATTAAGCATTGTGGTAAAAACCTGAATGATTCTGTAGAAGCTGACGAATGGTGTAAAGCTAATGGTATTAAGAATGGTGGAGAATACCTATTAAGTTGGTTAGCCTCTCTTGTTCAAAAACCACTTCAACCTCTGCCCTACCTGTTCTTCGTTGGGGAACAGAACACTGGTAAGAGCACTTTGCATGAGGCCATAGGTCAGTTCATTCTGGGTCGTGGATATTCGAGAGCCGATCAAGCTCTTGTTAACCCATCTGGCTTCAACAATGAAATAGCTAATGCTGTTCTATGTGTAGTGGAAGAGACTGATTTACGTCAGAATAAGGAAGCTGCTAATAGAATAAAGGATTGGGTAACTGGTAAGACAATAAGTATTAGAGCGTTATACAAGAATACCTATGATAGTGTTAACACTACTCACTGGATTCAATGTGCTAATGACAGTAATTATTGCCCAGTGATCAATGGAGATACTCGAATTGTAGTTATTCGAGTTGATAAGCCAACAAAGGAAATAGGTAAGGATACGTTATTCTCTTTATTGGAGAAAGAGGCTAGTTGTTTTCTTAACCTATTATTTAGCATCGAACTTCCTGACAGTCTGGGTCGTCTAGCAATACCTTGTCTGACTACCTATGAGAAGCAGGAGTTAGAGATCAACAGCAAGAATGAATTAGAGAAGTTTATCGACGAACGTTGCTATATAGTAGCTGGGTCGTCAACAGACTACTCAGAATTCTTTGCAGCTTTTCTTAGTTGGTTACCACCTGATCAAAGAGGTTATTGGTCTGAACATCAGGTAAGTAGGAAATTTCCTAAGAAAGGGATTCTATGTAAAGGCAAGTTTGGGAGAGATAACAAAACAATATATGGCAATCTATCTATGAAAGAGGTAGAGCCTAGAGATTTTATTTACAAAATTAATACAGCAAACGGAAGGGTGGTAGAATGGAGACAGTAAATGGATTAGAGTACTGTGATAATTGTCACTTTCTTACACCTAAGGAAGCTAACCAGAAGCCTGGAGAATATCATATATGTAAACTATATAAGGAGACCCTCTACCATGTGGGGGAACACCCCAGGATACCTAGACCTATGTTTTGTAAAAATAATAAAGGAGAGTAATAGAATGGAAGCAGTAGTTGACATTGAGACCACTGGTCTCATAAAAGGTGTACATGAGATTATTCAAATCGCAATTGTACCATTTGTAGATTTTAAGCCTGTGGGTCGTTTTGTAACCTACATGAGACCAATGAAGCCTCACTTAGCCAGTGAGGAAGCCTTTAAGGTTAATGGCTTAACACTAGAAGGTCTGGCTCAACAACCAACCCCGAACCAAGTTAGGAAGTTGTTACTTGAATGGAAGGATAATTGTTTCCCAGATGATGTGATTTATCCTGTTGGACACAATTATGCTGTGTTCGACTCCCATTTCTTAGAATTATTTCTAAATAAGTCAATATATGACAAGATCATTAGTTATAGATGTATGGACACATGCATACTAGCTAGGGGCTTGCAGAAAGCAGGTTTAATACCGAAAGAAATAAAAATGGGCCTCGACCCACTATCCAATTATTTTGGAATAGATAGATCAAAGGCCCATGATGCATATGATGATTGTTTAGTTACGCTACAGGTTTATCAGAAACTGACTGAGCTTTTAAAGCGTTGATCTCCTCATTCACCTTTTTTAATTCTGCAAACAGTTGCTCAATAAGAGTATCCTTGTTGAGCAACACCTTCATAATTTGGTTGCTTTCCTTTGCAACCCCACCAAGAATTTTTTCTACATCGATTACATTTTCCTGCTGTGACATACGTCCTCCCTTAAAGTTTAAAATTGTTTGGTGATATTATATTATCACTCGTGATACCTAAAGAAACCACTTCTTTAGGTGAGTTGAATTTTTTAAAAGACTGAGCGTAAGCTCCATTATAAATAATGTATGAAGCCTGTGGGTCGATCAATACCCGTTGACTAAAGTTCAACGGTCCGATAAACGTTACTCGTGAATCAACGACCATAGTGTAATTTTCTAAGCCAAGTAAGTAACACCAATGGTTATTAATACTTGGAGGACTATCATAGATTTCATAAACAAATCTATGATCCTTGGCATACTGCTCAAGAAAACTACTTCTGGGTCGTCCGATTGCTAATTCTATTAGTTTCATAGAACTCCCTATTACAACTGTACTCATAATGGATATAGTTATTAAACGTACTATATCTAAATCCTTTTCGTAACATGTTAATAATTGCCTTGTGCATTATCATCGTAGAATCCTGTCTATTTAAATATGATATAGATTCTCTCGCTTCCTTAAAGAAATTCGCTCTATCGTGATTGTACATCATACAGTCCATTAATTGAGACGCGAAAGTTAAATCATTTGGGATACTAAAGGTCTCCAGTAATTTTATATCCCAATCGACAAATAATATATTCTCTTCCTCTGCTAATAAGTCAAGTCTCATCCATTCACTTAAAGAGCGCAAACTTAGATAATCTGTCTTGCCATTGTACCAAGATGGCACACTAGATAGTATAGTATAATTATATGCATTCCGTTCAGCGAACGACTTTACAGTCTGCATACACTTAGCAATAAATGGTGGGCACTCACCAAGTAATATTTGCACCACATTAATCATTTAAATGACTCGATGGATTTATCTCCGTACGCCAAATAGCCCATGTGGAGTACCAATTGTAGTAACCATACGTGTTAAAACACATAAGCATCATGGTCTGCCCCGGATATAGCTCCTTTGCAGGGCCACCGGATTCCCCATCATAATTAATGTTTACCTGAGAAGCACCTACGTTAGTTAAATAAATGATATCACCAACCTTCGCCTTCCATAGCATCACTGAGGTGCTAATTGTAGAGGTAAACTTGATGTTGTACTGTGTCAATGTACTTACGTCAATACTATACGAGGAGGATGTAGTGCTGATAGTAGAGTTATCGCCAGTAGATAAACCGTTACACACCATCTTAGCATTAATCCATAAATGCTCCGGTGTCAGACTCATTAGTTCCGCAATAGACGCTGTAGCCCATAGGTACCTACTGCTACCTGCTATGTACGAGAAATAACTGTTACCCACAGACCCACTGGCGGTGAATATGGGGAATTGTCCAGCAGTGCCCGAGCCTCCAATCAGGTCTGTCTTACCGGAAAGTAAATTTAACTCCGTTAACGTAACGGCACTTGACGTAACGTATCTAGAAGCGTTGGCCACAAGTACTGTATTAGCTGTTAAGCCACTTAAAAATAATCCCGTTTCGCTAAGCCTCATCTTAGTATCAATGGCGAGCTGTTGTCCTGCGGATGTTGCAGTGTTGATACAGAATTCAAAATTGAGACCATTGTTTCGCAAAATTCCAACCGACCCACTGACAACTGAGTGGTACATCGGTATACCACCGACCTCTTTCAGCTCAGCGTTACAGCACCAACCAGCAATTGTATTCGTATACCCACTGTTGATAAAATTTAAGCTCGAATTGCCAAACTTAAACTGCCCTACTACACCACTCATCATCGACGCCGACTGCTGAAACACACTATTTACTAAACTTGATCCATTATACATTGGCAAGTAATTAGCAGTCAGTCCCGACCCAGAGATCTTACCGTTTAGTTGCGTTTGTACAGATGATGTAACACCTAATAAGCATCCAAGTTCAGTTGGCGTAACCACACTTGACGTAATAGTCTTCGTACCGTTGGCTATAAGCACTGTGTTAGCAGTCAGACTGTGTAAGTACAGACCAGAGGTACTTAGTCTCATCCTCTCCGTAGGTGTAAATGTAACTCCCGCTGTTAACCCCGTGTCTATGCTCCATCTATGTGTACGGTCGTAAAGAATGTAAGATATAGAGCTCCCGTTTACATAGGGCTTATCCCCTGTACCATCGTTGTATCTGTTGTTACTAATATGTAAGGGGTACCCATCTACAACACTCGTGTAACCCCAAATAGCGTTAAGCCCTAACTCCATTGCCGAGTAAGAACTCCCCCAGTTGGAAGGTTCTTGTTTAAAACGTATACCCCTTGCGCTGCAATATAGGAGACTATTAGCGAGGGAGTTAGAGGAATAAAAGTAAGGTATTCTGCCTGCTAAAGCTAACCCCCACGATGAAAACTTATCATCTAATGCAGTCTGTAGACCAGTGATCGTACTAATAGCCTGACTACCAGTATGATTCCCCCTATCTCTGTCTGCGCTATGGTAGTGTAGTGAGGTGTCACCAGCATCCGTTAAATCTGTAACTTTAGCTGTTGTAAGATTAGAAACAGTTAAATTGGTTCTATCAAAGTAGATAGCATCAACGGCTACTGTACCATAAAGATCTGTCCTACTATAATTAATATAACTAGGGTACCCTATAATTATATTGTTGGCTGAGACCCCAAAAATAGCTGTCTCGGATTGACCTAAGTATGGGATTCCTAGAAATTCGAACCCTGAGTGGTTAGAGCGGAAGGTAGCCTTACCGGCAGAGGACAAGCCAATTTGAAATAGGTCATTACCTACTGCATCATTCTCTATAGAGAACCAAAGTGAACTGGTAGAGTTTAGATGTAATAATGAGCTAGGTGAAGTCGTACCTAAGCCGACTGACGACCCAGAGTCAAATAACAGACTGGAGGATAATCCTCCAGTAGTATTAGACCACTTAGTAAGATAGTTAACAGTCCCAATACCGTGATTGTGGTTCCCTGCTGCTACCTGTGTGGCACTCGGACCTATATCAAGATAGATGGTAGGGTCACCAGCAACCCCATTACCATTCATAGCAGCTATACCATTACCCATAACTGATATAGTACGAAGCAACCAAGTATTATCTGCTGATCTAACTGCTACACCTGTACCAGTTAAAGCGGCCAGAGAAGTAAGATCCCCGTCAATAGGTTGAGCACCTATATCATTTAATGTAGCAGCAGTAATCACACTGCTGCCATTCGTAGTTAGGATTCTATTAGCAGTCACACCACTCAGCGTTATTTGACCCAGGGTAATAGGATCATACACCCATGTAGAACCGCTCCAATGCTTGTAGCTAAGCATAGCATGAGAGACTCCTGAGTAGTCCTTGACGACCCAGTCTCCTGAACCCTCATCAATACCACGTTGCCCATTTTTAAGTAGAGTAACGAGATCAGCTAAACTATCCCTGTATGAGTATATTTCTCTATCAGACATTTATTACCTCCTCGAAGGTTTCTAACGCAGACTCAGGAGCTTCTTCAAAAGTCTCTAATATTGAACTAGGAACTTCATGGTAAGCAAACTCTTCCTCACTCCCCTCAGGTAACTCAAGTAGAGTCAGAATGCATTGTGGGGTAACATCACCAATGGGTAATTGATATTCTGTTCCAATTATCTTATAAACAAACCCTGTTGTGTTGGTTATCAGCGAACTCTCAATAGTCACTAGGTCCCCGATCTTATACTTAGGATATGCTGGCAAAACAACAGGCACTTTTAATTCTCTAACTGGTTTACATAGATAATATTTAAAGTCCTTTATCTTGTTTAAAACAGTCTCTTGTTTATATAAACAACCCAGGTCTACATCCAGTACCTTCTGGCCCCCAGTGTAAGTTAAGGCCCCTGAATTATTGTAGGAGTAACTACTTCTGTTTGAATCAGAGGGTAGGTATTTATTATAGGTAATATTAAGTGTAGAAGCAACACTATTAGCACTACTATATTCTTGAGTAAACTCAGGAAGAATCAAACTATCACTCAAAGTATTCACTACCTCTGTAGATGTATTCTTTATATCGGTAATGTAAATGTAGTCCCTTAAGTCTTGAGCAACTATAAAACCAGCATTTCTACATAGTGACTGTAAAGACTTTCTTAAGTTCTGTCTCTTTCCACTCACTACTAAGTTAGCTAGATCATCAGTCTGGGTCGCCACGAGGGTTTGTACACTATAATATTCATCAACAAGATAAGTCTCAAAGACATCCTTTATAATATAGTCAGATCTTAATTCTCCACCAGCTTGACCCTTACCATACCAATAAATATCACGACCTATGGGGTTAAGATAGAAATCTACGTCTATAGCCATATTCTGAAATGAGAGTATGATATTGTAAGTGTCTGAGGGGTTTGAAAAGGTATGTGTAATAGTTTGTATCTGATTCTCAAATAAATACCTAGCCGAACTTATTTCAGATAAATTTGAGACTAGACCATTACTGTCGTATATTCTATCTCCATCGTACCTCGACCACCTATCACTCAACTCATAGCACCTGTCATAGTTATAGTTCCAACTTGTGCTAGCTGGAGTAGTTTGATCCTCATATATATCTAATGAACAAATAGGTCTACCCCGACCCCAGAATTCTGCGTCCGTATTTAAGTAGGACCCTATCTTAGAGATAGCAACCTTACCACCTTTATTAATGTAAAGATTCATAAACACTGTGGGGTGATCCGTATTACCCATATCAGCTATAATAAAAGATGCATCACCAGATATAAACATGTTGGATACTGTACCAGAGAGCTCAACTTGCGGTAGCACTATATCCATTGTATATAGATACCTCTTACCAGTGTGTACCGACCCAGAGTCCGGTTTAAAAACAAAATTAACAAAATTAATGCTTGACGTCTCTAAACCCAGAAGGTTAGGAATGTCTTCACCAACGTATCTCTCTATATTAGTTGGTACAACAAAACCAGTGTTAGAGTAGCCTACGATAGGTATCTTTATGGAGAATAGCATACTGGTGTTATAGTTAGCTTCTGCTGACTTCTGATTAATAGTTGTAGTATCAACATCATACCTAGGATAAACGTTAATATAGGCATTATGAGTAACCTTAGTCGCAGGGTCGCGACTAGTATTATATGCAGAGTGCAGATAATAAGGGTAATTATCTGGTGAAGTAAGAACAAATATATCAGTGGGTAGTGACATTAGTTGCATCACTTCTGATTCTACTTGTATCCAACACGGCCTAGGTTTTGCATTGGTGTAAACATCGTAATGATTGTTATCAGGGCCAACAGTATCTATAGTGTTATCAAAGTCATAATCTATTGTCCTAAATGGGATGTCAGACCTATAATTATAATCTATAGTAGCAGGGCCAGTTCCGCTCACTTTCGTGAGTGTACCCGTTTCCGCTAGTGTCCAAGAACCACTGAATTCTCTTGTTGAGAATAGTAGATAACCGTCTACCTTAGCTACTAACTCACCACAAAAGTTATCTGCTACTGGAAACCTATAAAGGTCCCCATCCTGGGTCGGTGTAGTACATGTCAAAGAGTCATAATCAGAAATAGTGAAAGTACTGCCTGGTCGAAAAGCTCTAATCAGTGGGTTAAAAACCTTAATGATATTACCAGTACTTAATATTGTATCAGATAAATATACTGGAGCATTTGACAGACTTCCTAAATGGATGCTGTTAGTATTCGCGAAAGTCAAACTATCTTTCGATAAGGCCTCAACCTGAGCTGAGGAGTCATAAGCTACTAGTCTCTCTACATGATCTACTTCTTTATCAGAAACTCTTATATTCTGCATAGACACAGTATCTGTCATAGTAATCGGAGCGGGTGTTGTGTTAATATTGAAGTCCCCATAGACAACAGGTGCTATGGTTTCCTTGTCTAACCCTACAGGATCACCAATTACTTTGTCTAACAATCTACTTAGTGTGCTTCTACAAACTAGAATTAAGTTACCTTTCCCTCTGTCTACCTCATCAATATAACCTGAGAAAAAGGTATTAGCATACGCCGGATCTAACACTGTCGAACTCCAAATCAAACATATCTTGACTTGACGACCCAGAAGGTGGTACACATTAATACTACTATCTACATTATTCAAGGTAATTTTGACTTGATTATCTGTAGCGATGCCACCAACTCCTTCAATGCTAGGGCTTTCTTCCTGACTCAGATCTAGGTCACCAATAATAGAAACATTTGTCTCTATACTGCCGATATTAAGTAGAAGCCCACTTAATATAGTAGAGTTTACTGATGTATACTGAACTGGTACACTGTAAGTACCAGTTAAGGTAGTAACAGGTAGGCAGAATGAAGCCTTACCTGATCCTAGTAGTGTACTAAATGGAGACGCTGTAGTCCAAGAATCTCCAGTATTTGGGTACACAAATACACTTACATTCATGTAATCCTCCTATATATAAATGGTATATTTATATCTTCCACATTAGGTGGGGCTAGTGTAAACATACCGTTGAGAGAGTAATCTTCCGTATCGAGATACACTTGAGAGATAGTCTTACCCTTTCCCACACCTAGATCTACACCTACTCCATCTGGGAAAGGATCGTAATTATTATCAAACTGGTATACATAAAAGGAGTTTCTTTTGAACATTATCTCAATGCTGAAGAAGTCTCTAAGTAGATAAGAACTGTTTATAGGAGTTGCCCCCTTTATAAGTATATTTCCTTTTATCATAGTTGGGCCAATGTCAAAAGTAGACCTAGTACCATCAACAGTCAGCACCGAAGTTTGATTTAGCCTGACGGGGTACCAATTGGTTCCATAGACTACACTACACTTTATAGCATAGTGTGTTGTCTCTCCTGTCTTAACAAAATCTAAAATCATCTTCTTTGCTCCCTCTTTATGATAGGAATAATGTGATCTCTCACATACTTCTCTTCACCAATAATAGTTCCGAAGACCACAGAAACTTCTTTCTTAGAGTTATAATTAACACTACGGTCGATAGCAGACTGTACACCTCTGGGTCCCCCAAGACTAGAAACTGTATTTGAATCTATAACATACTCACCCTTACTAAGCCTAGCCTTAATAGAGTCAGAAGTCCCATTGCCAGGACCATCAACATAGCCACCATCACGTAGACTTACGGCAGCAAGAGAAGCCAAATATGTGCCCATAACAGCAGCTATCTCAAGACCAGCAGCAGTTCTAAGTATTGGACCGCCGGGAGTGTCGGCTACAACACCGATAATTCCCTTAAACATCTGAGCAGTAGCGACAGCTACGTCAATAGCTTTTTGCTTTCGAGCAGCTTTCTCTTTCTCTTCACTAATCTTTCTCTCAATGGCCAGAGTCTTTTGAGCCTTTTCCTGCTCAAGCTGTTCCTTCTTAAAAGCAGAGACATTGGCCGAGTTAATTTCAGCATCAAAGCGGTTAGATATAGCCTCTTTCTCTTTTTCTAAAAGACTGATTCGTTTCTCCGAACTTTTTTCAGCTATCGTGTCCAGTATATCAACGGTAGATTGCCCTAGAGACCAAAAAGAGGACTTCATAGATTCTATGATCTCTTTCTCCTTCTCTATTTCTTCCTCTCTCGCTTTAATATCAAGTTTAACTTTCTCAATCTCTTTATCCACATCCTCTAGTTGTTGATCGTAATCAGGCAAACCCGCTGGACTTTGTAGCTCAGCAAGTGATCCCATTAAACCAGTTTGATACGTGCGGTAGTCTTTTGACGACCCAGATGATAATGTCTGCATAAACCAATCATAGTACTTCCAGTCCTCAGGTATATCACCATAAAGAGAACGGCTATCTTCCTTCTCTTTACCCTTCCCCGTATTCCCAGCGAGTTCTTCTACCAAATCAGACAGAGTCTTCTCTGGGGTTTTCTTACCTTCCTCTTCTATTTTCTTTTTCTGGATTCTAATTAGGTCAAAGTGTCTTTGTAGATTCTTAATGGCCCCGTCAATGTTCCCCTCCTCAACGTCGGTCCACATATAACCAGCATTAGCATGAGCTTGCTTAGCCTCTTGTAATGCCTTTTGTGCCTTATAGTATGCTGACTGCTTAGCTCGGCCTTCAGGTGTAATAGACTCTGTAGAACCCTCAGGGGCTAAATCAGCCTGAGCCTTCTTATATTCAGCCCAGAGAAGCCTTACATTTTCTAAAGAACGTAGCTGCTTGTCTAAGCCCTCCTCACTGTAATCACTAGCATTACGGACTCTTTGATCACTTCGCTCATTCTCTTTCTGAGCTATCTTGTCTAGGTATAAATATAAACCCGCAGCAGCTACTGCTGCTACATTGAATGAAGTAGTAAGACTAGCAAGAGAAGTGGACCACGTTGGTGTAAACGTCAGGAAGCTAGTATTGATCTTACCAACGGTAGTGAATAAGCCACCCAAGGCTTTGGCTCCAATCAATAGAGCTGTAGTGTTAATAAGTATCTCTAAATTCCTAACAACAGTACTTATTACCGACCCAGATAGATTAATAAAAGCTCCAACTAATTTCCCAACGGTCTCTGCCAGCCTCTTTATATCACCTTGATTATCCTGTATCCACTTTCTAGCCTCAGTCAATTTCTTCTTGACACTGTCTATGGCTGAAGTGATCTCTGGGCCAAAAGTAGTAAGGAACTCAATAGCTAAAACACCTAGCATATTCTTAATCTGTTTTAAACTATCTATATAACTATCCCTTATAATTTCAGAAGAAACCTTGACACTCATGGACTGAGTTTCTAGTGCAGTAATTAATTTATCATAGGACTCTCTAAACTTGTCCGTTGTGTTAGCTAGAGTCATGGTTGAAGTTATAGGAATCTTATCGAAAGTCTTTAAGAAATCTATAACAGTTAGACCTTGCTTTTTAAGACCTATTAGGATCTCTGAGAGAGACTTACCCTGTAGGTTCATATTCTTTAAACCCTTAGCGACAGCCTCCCCAGGTTGTAGTAGATTCAATAAAATACCTCTAAGAGAGGTACCAGCTTGTGACCCTTTGATACCTGCGTTAGCAAGCATACCAAGTAAGGCTGATGTTTCTTCCAAGGATACATTCATGTTCTTGGAGATAGAAGACACATACTTAATAGCTTCAAAGTAATCTTCTGCCTCCATAGTAGTCATATTCAAGGTACTGGCCATGACATTAGCTACTCTAGCCGTCTCATCATTCTCTAAACCGAAGGCACGTAGTATATCAACAGTGTTCTCTGCTGCATAACTAAGATCCATCATAGCTGTAGTTGATAAGTTAATAACATTAGGCATAGCCTTAGCTACTGCTTGTGGGTCGTCGAAACCCGCTTTAATCATATCTAACATTGAGGCAGAAATTTGAGCTGCACTATACTCAGTAGTGAAGGCCAGATCTCTGACCGTCTTTGACATCAAGTCAAGACCTTTAGTGACCCCACCGATACCCTGAATACGTTTCATGTTTTGCTCAAATTTCCCGGCTTCAACTGTAAGACCTCTGAACCCATCAAGAAGCCGGTCAACACCTACAAGAAGAGCCGCTGAAGTGAACACTTTCTTAAGTGTCTCTCCAAGCGGCTCTATACCTTTTTGTGCATCTCTGGCGTTCTTACTCAACCTTAACAACGCGGGGTTCCCCTTGTCATCTACATTGATTTTTAGAAGTACCATTACTTTTTTCTCCTCTTTACAATATTATTTATATTGCGTGAGTGCATATATTGAATCACTTCAAGAAACTGTTCGCCAGAACAGTTTAATTGAAGATCTAAAGTTTTCGTAACGTAGTCAAGAAGACCCAGAGTAGGGAGCCCTTCCTGATCGAAAGGGCTTAGATTTATTGTAGTATCATAGATCTTCCATATTTCAGGAAGATCGGTATTTAATACTAGCTCTCTGAGCCTGAGGGGGTCTGTACATTGGATACAGGTTCCATCTGGGTTACATCCGGTACAGTCGGAGCAGACGTTTGGTCGCCAGTTCCAGTCGAAGAGTGCGTCTGCCCACTCGATGAGTTTTTTGGTGTTATGCCCCTATAGGCATCTACCACCTTAGTCCAATAGTCTCTGATGGTCTTAATATAATTATAGATCATCACCTTAATCTCTGGGGTGAACTCCGTAATTGGGCCATCCTCAGTCTCAAAGCCAGTGGCCGAATGAATACTGTTCATTAGATAGGTATCAAACAAATATTCGTCATCGACTGCGTCTGATTTAAGAAGTGTCCTTCTGACTTTAACTATGCTACTATCTGTGCATAAAGGAAATCTCCAAGTTATGGAGAAATCCTCATGATCAATTATAACTTCTCTTTTCTGAATTAACTTTACCATATGTCCTCCCTATTTTATCTTTCTCTTGATATATTGTAAACTCTACGCCAGATGAAATCCATTAATTCTAATGGAGCATCCTTATTATTAGCAACTAATCCAGTGTGCCCTATACGAAATACACCAGCTGCTTCTATAGTAATAGGTCGTCTCTGGTAACCCCACCCAGGGACTGCTGCTGTGTCTACAGTAAGAGAAGCCCCCTCATAAGTACCATCCGTACCCAAGGGTCTGAAAGTTATCGTTCTCCTATCTGAAACAGTCATATTAAAAGTATCAATAAGTATTGGGTTAACTCTATCCCAAACATAGCCAGAACCAAGTTGACGACCCAGTTCAATCCAGTAATAAAAATGTGAACTGTCATTTGATACTCCAGTAACTGTCGTATCTCTAACAATAATCTCAACTGTTAGATGCTCAGCATCAGACAAATTAAAAGCCTTGCTATAGACAGTGTTTATTCCACTAAAACCTACTATACTCGAAGTATCAGTTAGTTCATTCTTGACTGCTAGTATCTGGGTCGTCAAGAAGACCATAAGTAATATTACTCTCATCACTACCTCCTGTTAGTTTATTTGAATGCTCTCTTGTATGCATACCTGAACGATCGCAAGAACGAATCCCACCTGCTACGGTTAATTGTACCGCCATTAAACACCCATTCACCCGACTTCGTCGCGCCACCCGCATTATACGCCATACAGTAAATCACATGTTTAACAGCATAAAACGCACTATCCGCATAGATTGTATACGTTGAATCAGTGCTATCAGTAGCAACATTGTTGTCAAACCACCGCAAACTGTCGTAGTTTGTTGGACTGGTGACAAGTTTTAATGTGTCTACTGGCACAGGTGTTCCGAGTGTCCAGAATGTTGATGTAAAGAGGGTGCGGTATCTGTCAACTGGATACTGCACTGACCGGGCTTCTCTAGACACCATCACGTTGTCGTAAACACCAATGAACCCGTAGGAGGGCCACCCCAATCTCGCAAATCCGGTGTACGTCGGCATAGCGGAAGGTGCAGATGAGTAAGTTCCACGCTGAATACCATTAATATATAAAGTAATAGTACCATTTAATCCAGTATACATTACACCTATATCACTGTAGCTGCCTACAGTCATATACGAAGATATAGATGTTACCTCGATGATTTCTGCAGCGTTTAATACCACCTCCAACTTACCGTTTAATATCTGTAACTGAAATATCTGTGTTGCATCAATTCTGTCGCTGTATATCACTTGTAACCCACTAAAGGTGCTTGGTTTTAATACCATTGATACGTAAAATGAGGTCGCGCCTGATAACGTAGCTGTGTTAGCAGTTGCTTTCCCTCCTGCTGTTCCCGAAAGGGCTCCAGCAAAAACGCCGGTACTAGCACCGAGAGTTGAAGAAGTAAGGTTAACACCGCTTGCATAATCGACTGTTGAATCGACCCATGCCCTGAGTATTCCACAATTTGTAAACGCGCTTGACGTATTGACTTCATTCAAACTAAGCCCATAATGTAAACGGTAAACAGTATTTGCGCTTGTACTCTTTGCGGTGTGTGCATAAACATACAGCGTATCCGCAGTATAAACGACCCATCGTGCACGTCTCAATGTGTCGTTTAAATTTGTCATTGCTACATTAGCAGCACTGGTACAGTTTGCCAATATGTCACCGGTCCTTGGCACTTTAAACTGTAACAAAAAGTCTGTAGTAGTCTCACTCACATACGCGCTGTTGATAGTTACGGTTTGAGTTACTACTGATCCATTAGGCACATCAGCAAAAACCCACACACACAACACCAGTAGTGTAATTAATATTCTCATTTTATTTCCTTAGTTATTACAGTACACCAGTACCTATCAACGATGCAGTAGGCCAAACTACATATAAAAACACTGTGTCAAGCGTAGCATCAGAAACATTTGTATTACTTGTTCCGATACTTGGATCAGCAATAAAATCCCACCACAAAAGTTGAGTTAAATTTCCGTTCTTACCGCGTTTTGCGAACTCCTTTATCAAATTATCGCTGAATTCAGAGCAATTTATCAATTGCGTTTTAGTTATACTGCCATTTAATATTTTACAGCAATTAGCCTGTATACATGCGTCAATACGCTGAAATATTGTAATTGCGTTTGTGTCACTTGGGTTGTAAGATGCATTGTTTTTAATAACTGTTGCAGTCCTGTAAGACGCTTCAGACACGACAAACATTGACAACATCATAACTACGATTAGCATTACCTTTTTCATAAAATCCCCTTCATTTAAAATTAATTGAACGTTTATTCCCACTCGACTTAAATTGCCAAGTAGATTTTTTACTGCCTGTTACGGCCTCTATTTTTGTACCTGCATAGAATGCGCTATCTGCATTCAGGCTTATTGACGACCCAGAGGCTATAACACTACCGTTTTGTAACCATTGCGTTGTGCCAAAATGCTTTGCGTTGAGTTTTAACGTGTCGGTTGATTGGCGGGATGTAATAGGTAATGTTACAGACATTACTGACAAAGAGCTATCAAGCGTTCCAGTATTACTTCTTCCAACCAATTTATAAAAATATCTTGTATTATATGGGAGTCCTGACCGTAATATAAATGTGTTGCTTCCGCCTTTAAGCATATTCGTTGAGTCTCTTAAACCCCAAGATCCATTAGTTGTGGAATCATACAGCAACACTTTCATACTATCAGCATCACTTGATATTGCAATATTAACAGTATAACTTGATACAGTGCTACTAACTGATGTAACTGATATACAACTATCAGGAGAATGCAACAAATATTTACCCATTGGGTTTGCAGTCAAAACACCCAAATCAATTTTACCTTTTACATACGACAATATACTGTCAAGCGTTGTAGTGTCAATGGATAAGTATTTTTTACCGGTATTGTGGAATGCGTGAAACAATACACCAACATTCAGTTTGTTATTAATGGCCGAATCTATCAATGGCTTAACAGCACCATTAAAACTATAAACACTATTAGAGTCCCAACAAAGTCCCGGAATGTTGAAGTAATTATCATAAAGTGGAGTTGTTGAATATGTACACTGCGTTATAAATGTTGAGTACGGTTCATGAGGTGGAATATTTTTTATTGTTTGTCCATTTACAGTCCTATTAAACAAAAAATATTTTTTTGCGATTGAGTCAGTAACTCTATTATTTTTACCGTATGGGTATGCAAATAATGGGTATGTATGATAACCATTATTTTTTAGGTAATTTAGACCTGTAGAAATTTCATAATCAACACTATCGTTTGATACATCAATTAACCTCGCATGTGACCAAGTATGATTTCCAATTTCCCATTTGTTAGCATACAACGTATCAAGATTCGATTTAGACAAAAATCCAGACTTATTTATAGTTGATCCATTTATAAATATTGTCGGTTTAATATCATACCTATCAAATATCTTTTTAGATACATCATATGTACTGACATTACCATCGTCTATTGTAAATATTATATTACCCTTTTGTAATGGTGTTTTACACATTTTTATCTGCTGCAAATTAACCTTAAAATTACCAGTGCCTTTTCCCCTTAATAAAATTCTTACGTATTGTATACTACTCCAGTCAGGTGTTCCTACTATGTTCAAAGCTGCATCTTTTTTGCTTATACCAATCGTATACCATCCGTCAGTAGGATTACTCATATACCTCAAGTCTATTCTTGTGGTGTTGGTAGAAGAATGATCACCATATCTATATGCGCTTCCAAAGTTGCTGGCTCCACTAAAATAAAATAACAATGCACCAAAATTCCACTTTAGTCTACTATTCATGATAGAGTCTTCTATGTGTATTGTAAACACAAAGTAATCATACATCGACAAATCTTTTAAACTGCCTAAATTACATGTTGCTGAAACTACACTACTATCATGTCCATAAAGGCTTAGACTGTACTGTTTACCAAATGTAATTTTATCCTTAGTGTATTTTATGCTATCAGCAGTGTAATTTATCCAAGTTGCACCTGTTTGATCGCATGACGTTAAGACGGTATCAAGAGACACTACTTCACCGTTTAATACGTTCTTTACAGTATCATATCCAGATGATGTTGAAGATTTGTTAATAGTATAATGCTCAACATATCTACTACGCCCTACTACACTAACTACCGAACACAACATCATTATCAATAATAGTTTTTTCATAGCCCTCCTAAAAGAAAAGGGTCGTTCCGTTTCCGGACGACCCAGATGATCAGACTCTCATATAGTTAGTTGCAGTAGTATTTCGAACCCTACACATGAGAGGAGAATAATCAGTTATACTTAACCCTTGGGATGGGAAATTGTTCGTTAACGAAGTCCCTAACTCAAGTTTGAGTTTCTGCTTCGCAACATTATCATCATCAGGCGACGCATTAGTAATAATCGCATTATTAATAAAGAACTCCTGAAGTTTATAACCTGAGTAAGCAGCTATCCTAGCTGGGACCTCAGTCCAAGCATCTGATAGATTCTCCCAAGCAAGGCTACTATACCTGCTCAGAACTATCTCAGAGTTAAAAACATATTTACCCTCCATAACAGGTTCAGCAATAAACAACCCAGTAAGAGTATCTTGGATTACCTGTAAAGGTATCTCAAACCCAAGATTGAAACTTGTACAACCTACTAAAGTATTATTTACATATACTGACCAATAGTGGTGAAGGATGTTATTATCAGCATCTACTGCTGAAGGGTAGGTCCAAGTTGAAGAAGAATAGTTTGATACTTCTCTATCCCTAGCCAAGAAATCCGTTGATAACTCAGACAATGCTCCAGCCGAACTACTTACATTAAATTTCTTGCACATTGCATTTATAAATAAGAAGTCTGAGTTAGTATCCATATTAACACCTATCGTAGCCATGCGGCACTTTAGATCTCCTGATTGGTATGTAGAGATTCTCTGTGTTACTGCTGGAACCACCAAGTGTCTCTCCCTTGGGTCTATTTTAAAAACGGATTCGTAGAGGATAGAACTGTGTGCATTGAAGGTTAGGTCGCTGCCCGTACCACTGACTCTGGTTAACGACCCAGATTGACTGGATACTACTGCTGTCTGTGTAAACACATACAGAGTGTAATATGAACCATTGACTTCCTTCCTTAAGAAAGTAAGACTGTTTGCTGAGGAGTCAGTGTAAGTAGCACCAGCCACAGGCTCTGTCACTGGAGAGCTACAAACATAACATACAACAGGTAGAACCTCATCACACAATCCAAAAGCCCAGTATAACTGAGGATTAAAGCCATCAAGTTTGTTAACATAGCTCACACTCTGTTCTACATACTTGGTCACCTGTCTAGGTAGATCATCGAACCCCTCAGATACTATAGAGTTATCAGGGACACTGGATATTGTTTTAGACTTACCCAGAGATAGATATGGTATACCATCACCAGTTCCGGGGAGATTATTAACATTAGTAGTACCCCAACCAGTAGCCTGATTAGAACCAGTAGCACCACCCTCATTCCTGAAGGCAGCTCTCTGAAATGCTTTAGTATTCATTAGCTACTCCTTAACTGTTATCAACAGTTATTTGCATTGGTGAAGTGAATGTCATATTAGCATTCTTATAAGAAGTACCGGTACCGTTTCGACCAATTCCCATAGTGATATTCATCTTAGGGAGGTCATCATCTGTTATTTCAGCTGAGATATTAAAACGGGGTATCCGAATTGTAATATTTTCACTTGCTGACTTATAAATTTTCATCTCCATCTGAAGTGGTGTAAAGTCATCTGCCCAGGTGAGCCATTGATTATTATCATATCTACTGAGTCGGAACGACCCAGACACCTGAAAGGGAGTCATACCGTAGACAGGGGTCATTGATAGTACAGATACGTTATCGAACTGCTCATTGAACCCACCATTAAATTCAATTGAGAAGTCCTCAATGGATATATCATCAGAAGAAGTGAGACCATCTGCTGCGTCACCTACTCTGACATACCCGTTAATACCACCCATTTCATGGAATGTAAATGGGTTTCCTGGCGCTGTGGGGGCTACTGGAAATGCACTGGTTGCTGCTCGAATAACACGAGTAGTCCCAAACAAATCATAATCAAGCTTAATGAGGTTAGCGGAAGACCCAGATATCTTCATTCTCTTAATATAGGAATTAGCGTACTGGTTAGCCGAGACACTATTTAAGAAGCAAGAGCTTAACTTCTTAGCATGATTAGCGAATGTATAGACATTCGCTACTTTACTACCCATGCATGCCTCTAATATAGGCGCACAAGAAACAACATCCAGATTCTGAGTGATAGAACCAACCTGATGTGTGGGACCTAACTGAGGAATATCATTGAAACCCTCACCAATGATAGAATCATCTCTAATTGGGTCAACTGTCTGGTTCAAACTATTAGTATTGAACGGCATAAGAAACATAGCAGAGTCCTCATAAGACGACCCAGCCTGAAGCTGAAGGGCTAGCCTTCTAAATATCTTTACATCAGCCATTTACACCTCCGTGTCACTTTGTATAAATTTTACTTCCAACTGAAATTGGAAAGTCATTAATTTCGGGGCTATTTCTAGGTTTACCCAGACCTCAGGAAACTCTCCAAGTTGCATGAACCCTGGGCAAACAAAGGTTCCAGACTGTTTCTCATCATGGATCTGGTATACATTTGATACAACTGCTTCACCGAAATCCAAGATAGCCTCCTGATCCTCAAGAGTCCATTGGTTTGAGGTATCACCATCTGCAATGCTGTCCTTACCAAGAAAGCCAGTTATCAAGAGAAAATAGGATTTGTCAAGGTCTCTTTGGGATATATACCCATTACCTTTCCATTTAACTATATCAACCTTGATAACTGGCTTTGTGTAATTAACTAGAGCATTGATAAATTGATCAAAATAGACATCACAAAAGGCCTGTAATCTAGTATCCAACTGTCTAGCAAATGTTTTAAATGCCATTATAAAATTCCTATTCTAGCTAATCTGTTCTTAGCTATCTTTTCAATTTTACCCAGAGTAACATCGCGCTCAGCTGCTGCGGTTAAGAAAGGTCTTTTCTTTCCTCTTATACCCGTCTCGTGTTTAAAGCGCATCCTGAGTTCCTGTGCTGTTCTCTTTGAAGAGATAGCACCGGGGTCTTTTATATTATAAGATAACTTACCTTCATAAGTCTCTATGGTTGTATTCTTATTCATTGTTTTATTTATAATTTGTATAGCTGGGGAGGTACTTCTATGTGTTGAAGAACCTTTCTTCCAAGAACCAGTGCCAGTTTGAATCATCTTTTTAAGAGCACCAGTCCTACTTGTTAAACGAACTGGGTCGGCAGGCTGTTTCTTTCTTTTAACTCTTAGTTTCTGACCAGGGTACTTATCTGGTATAATATATTTGGCCAAGGCAACTCTACGAACCTCATCGAAATAATCATCCATTGAATTAAGAACCTCTTGTCTTAACTTCTTACCCATAATCACATTTTCTCTTAAGAGACTCTCTATATGTAATTTAGATACTGTTGCCATGTTACCTCCAAAAGAAAATGGGCTTTCGCCCATCTTCTTTAGTGTTTAGTTGCATTGGAAAGAAGCATACCGTAGTCTGTATTCAAAATCATGCCACGATACTGTGTAGCGCGATAGATACGAGTCATGGTTTCATCTTTGTAATAGGTGTCCACTTGGAATGGCCATTTAGCCCACGACAACTGACGACCCAGACAACCCTCTTTGAAAGATGCCTGACCCATTGACAACTTAGCCAGAAGAATAAATTCATCTGACCAAAAGGCACCGAAGTTTGCATCTTTACCCAAACCAGTTGTGTCATACCAAGCAGATACTGGTACAACCTCTTTAATACCGAGATATTCAGCGAGGTATGAACGTTTACGGTCAGCACTCATTGTTGCAAGAGGTTCAACATATTTTACCGCATCAGCTACTTCATCACAGCGAAGCATATTACTTACAACATCGTCAGAAGCAACAAGGCTGAACTGCTTTTTAGCAAGCAAATTCTTTTTACGAAGTTGTTTGTAAGCGATATCAATTACTGCAAACGGTGTCGCATTAGCGAAGTCATCGAACTCATTGACGATATCAAGATGACAATCACTTGGCGAAGATGAAGTAAAATAGTTGCTGTCTGGGTTAGAGATAGCGTTACCAGCGAAAGTAGTTAAGTTGAACAACTTTCCTGCTACCTTTGATTCGTTACCAAGGAGAAGGCCCTGACGCACGCGACGTGCAGTTACTTCCTCTTCATCAAGATACTCTGAATCAACAAGAGCACTTACAACATCAAGAGGCTCTTCATAACCAGTCATCTCAGTTGTGTAAGAAGCAGCTGTCCATTCCCACTCACCCCGTTTGAAAGAGCCATCGGGAGAACGAGAGATATCTGGAACCTTGGCGACAGCCTCTCTTGGCAGAACTGGATAAGTCCCACTCTCTTTCTGTACTGTGAGAACTGGCATGATACGTTCGTTAACGAGACCAAGTTCTTCAAACTGAAGTTCTTCAACAAGGATCTTGAGATCAGGTCTCAAAGTCCCTAATTTTTTCTGTGCACCTGACATGTGACCTCCTTATGATGCTGAGCGGATAACGATATAGCTAATAATAGTATTAGCACCGGAAGCCGCACTTAGAGTTAATGTGAGCGTTCCAGCGGTTGCAACCGCTGATACAACATAAGCAGCGACAGTACCTCCCTGAAACTGACAAAATACTTTATCCCCTGCTGCTATTCTAGCATCAAGGATGGTTACAGTTGTGGTGCTGGCAGTCCCGGAGTACTGGCCAAGCATGAAGATATTGGCATTGCTATCAAGACCATCAACTGCTGTTTCAGTGTCAATGTTGATAACAGGAATATCGGCTCCTGACGACCCAGAGTCATCAGCAACACCAAAACTGTAAGCTCTAACCCATGCTGAACCATTCCACGTGTAGTAACGTTTCTCATCAGTCACATAAACGGTGAGGCCGAGGTTAGCTGTTGAGCTGACATCGACAAAAGCCCAAGTTGTACCTGTATGAGTATAGATAGCAACAGCATTAGCATGACCCGTCCAGTTGGCTCCTGTTACAGCAGAGGGGAGCAGGTATGTTGCATTAGCACCCGGGGATGGTTCTGCTGCTAGGCTTCTTGTACCAGCAGTATAACTTGATGTTACTGCATAACCGTTTGCAATCGGAAAGAGTTTAGCGCCCTTTGCAGCTGCGCTTGCAAGAGTTACAAAAAGAGTGCGATCACGTGATGCAATAGGGTAAACGTTAATCTTATACCCGTTGGCATTATCAGTAGTCTCAGCGCCACGTGAGGAGGTGACGCCCTGGACTTTAGACCCATAGGTAGCTAAGGAAGCTACATCCGTACTGAGATTGAGTGTCACGAGTCTGTTTCTCTCAAAAGCAGAAGTCGCCCAATAATTGTAACACTCTCTCTGTGTTCCTTTAAAAGACATGTTGTTCTCCTTCCCGCATTAGTCCTGCGGTATGAATAATTTTGGGTAATTTTTACGGGCATTTCTAGCTGCCTGTTTCTTATCACCGTTTGTATTTCTCAGTTCAAGAGCAATGGCCTCATCCATACTGGTAGGGGTAACTGTATCCCCCTCAGAGCCCGCACCAGCGTGAGCAGGAGCAGTTGCTTCAAGAATACCTTTCAACTCCTGTTTAGGCTGTTCAGCCTGCTGTGCAGGTTGTTTCTGTGACTCTGCAATCAAGCTCTCAAGTGCAGCCTCAACAGACAGACCCTCAGAGATCAAACCCTCACCAAACTCACCGAGATTGAGTTTATACGCATTCTTACGAATCGTATTTTCAGACTTCAGCTTAGCAATCTCTGCATTCGCTGATTGACGACCCAGATCAAAGATCTGATCATAAACTGAACTATTCTCAGCTTTCAGATCCTCTACTGAGCAACTTTTTGCACTTTTTGGCAGCATTGTTTCCTCCTACCAAGTTAATATTTCATTTAATGTTGCAAAGCCATCCAGTATTTCTTTGGGTGCCTTTACAGCATCATACCATTTCCCTTCTGCCACTGCTCTGACAGCATCGACAGATAAATTACGATTAATTGCAACGTCATTAATAAAACCCTCATAGCAGGTGTTGACTGACTCCTGCAAATGATCCATAGCAGACTTAGTTAAGGGTTCATGAGAATTACCATCAGTCTTAAACTGACCTGCTTTAATATAGGTAAATTTAAGACCTTCTTTCTGATCCCTCCCACTTTGATCCACGTGGAGCATATAACAACCGATATGCCCTACTGTGCGGATAGGGTCATCCGCATAAACCTCATCCGCCCCACTAGCCAAGTAGTAAGCTGCTGAGCAACATTGACCAATAACTAGAGAGGTCACTCGTTTCTGCTCTCTAGCAGCACGAATAACCTTTGTTGCCCTACTACACCCACTAGCCATACCGCCTGGGCTATCCCAAAGCATAATAATATGATCAATACCTTTAGCAGTAGTACACTCAGACACTGCTTGCTCAATACCCCCATATGAGACCATACCACATATTGAATCTAACCAAGAACAGTTATCCATGAGCATACCAGAAATAGAGATAATAGCCTTAGAGCCATCGGTAACTACCAAGCCTGACTTGATATTTGATTTTGACTCAGCTATAGCCAGCTTCTCCATATCATTAAACTTGAAGTTTAATACATTTTCGAAGGTATTAAGCATCTCCGGACGGATGGACCACACGGTATTGCTTAACTTACTAAGTAAAAGACTACCAGTTTCCATCGTCTTTTCTCCTTTTCTTTTTATCTTCTTCTTCGCTTACTGACGACCCAGAATCACTTTGTGAGTCTTCTGGGAATTCAATGCCATACTTTTCTGAGAGTTCCTTCTTCTTCTTAAGTTCGAAAGCCTGGTCCTCTATTGCGTCGAGCCTCTCTTGAAGCCTCTCGGAACGAACCTCTTCATAGTCAGTACCTTGTTCATCGCAAGCCATTTGAATGGACTTTGTACCATTCTCAAGAGCGAGTTGATTACCTCTTTCCTCTTTTTCCACGTCGAGAACACCAACGGAGGGCCATCTGACTCTGAGATCTGCTGTATTAATGCCTCCTCTAATTTCGCCATTTGCAATCCCTTCTAAGATGAAAGTAGAAACGACCCATTTAAGGATCTTGTCTAATTCTCTACGCCACCTCTTAACCATCTTGAAACTGTCGAGTACAGCTCCCCTCCATGATGAGTAGCTAACTTGATCAGTGTCAAGAAAAGCTAAGATGTATGGAACTCTCATGCACATAGAAATGGTCTTATAAGACCTAAGCATAAAACTATCATAGTTATCCCCAGGTTTATTTGGAGAAGCGAAATTGATCGTTTCATTCTTATTAAGATAAAAGATCGACCCCGGCTGCATCTTAGTGACCTTCTGGGTCGTCCCCCGGGGGTCAACATCTGTTGTAAGTGATTTCTGTGCCTGTGCTGGGTTATTCACAGTAACAAAAGCACTAAAACAAGCTGCAACCCTGGCCCCGATTATAGTAGCTTCATTAAAATCATCAATTGACTTAATAAAAGGTATCGCTGGGGTCACTATAGGATACTGCCGACTTGCCAGTGGCCTACTATTAAGTGGAGCCTTAAACAAGTCTGTTACTCTACGACGAAAACCGTTTGCTTCCTTAAAAACAGGAAAAAAGTCATATGCTTCTTTACCAGTAGCGTAGTACTTATCAATTGTCTCAGGTTTCTTTACCCAGAACCCTTTTAAAACACCGTTAGGGTAGTATTCTACTCCATGACGGACTAGAATATTATCCCTTTCGGTTTTCTTAGTGTAAGGAGTATCTATTCTAAAGGCTTCAACTGTTTCAACAACTGTTTGACCATTTACCATTGGTAAATTAATCAAAACATCGCCATCTGCGAAGGCACAGGAGACCCACTCTTCCAGGATCTTGTAAATTGACTTAGATCCTGTCACATCACAGTAATCCAACCTCTTCGCTAGGTAATCATTGATCTGCTTGCGTTGAATATTGTTCTTAGACGCACTATAAATAGTAGGTCCATAAGAAATAATATTGTTGATATATGTTTGTTGAAACCCTGCAACCACAGGATTATCTCTAATCAGTTGATGGCTGCGTTCTCGTAATGTCACAATATCATTTAATAGTGTGGAGTCTGGACTTTGTTCATTGGTCACTTCCCAACCAATATTATAAGCATTCCTCTCAGCCGCTTTGAAATTGGCCATCAGTACCCTCCTATGGTCATAAATATCGACCCAGATTGAGCACCAAGGGATTCCTCAGAAGCTTTCTTTCCGAGCCATTCAATAAAGGCTGTAACATTGTTCAGAGTAACGTAAGTTGTTCTCATCTCTTCACTATTTTCAACTGAAGATAAAAAATATTCATCCCAGCGTCTGGATGCTAAGGCATTTAAAGCTCTCTGGTATTCCACAGCCCAAGATACGAAAGTAGCCATATTTTATCCTTTCACCAGTTGAAACCTGATATTGAATAGTCTACTTCTTGTTCAATTATAGGCTTAACTGTTTCTAACTTTTCTATTTGCTCCATTGCCTTTTCCTCAAGATATGGATTTGAAATGAAGTCTGGGTCGTTAAGTCTCTGTCTTAGGTTCGCCCATTTGTCAGTAGGTATATCGAGACACAACAGAGAGTGGACATCAGCATAACGATAGTCATCTTGACCCATCTTCTTCCAAATAATAAGAGTCTCACCTGTCTTCTTGTTTTGATTCTCAGTCTTACGTCTATTAGTCCACTGAACTAAGTAATCTTTACTTATGTTCTCTGGTAACCAATAATCGTTGCTCTGTGAACGATGATCAAGCTCTTCAAGATACTCAGGTGTTCTAACAAGGTAGATACCAACTTCTTTACTGTAGTTAATAGGTGTTACTTGAGCTTCTGTAGCACCCTTACACAATATTAATCGTGACATCTTTGTACAAGCTCTATATAACTGTTTAGTTCTATGACCACCAGTATCTATAGCTGCGATGGACACCTTCCAACCACTCTCAAATATTCTATTAAAAATAGTCTCATTGAAAAGCCGTTCTATCTCAGTGTCCTCAGCTATAGCCATATGACAAGGTATGTGGAATGCATCCACAACACAAGTAAACTGGTTTTCACCAAAACCTCTCACTACCACATAGAAACCCTTATCCTGCGTGTCTATCCCAGCTGTTAATATTTTTACTTTATCTGGAACGTGGCCTAGTCGATAAGACTTTTTATGTTCACTAAGAGATTTAACTGATGCTTTCGATTTATCCTCAACCCAGAACCTAGAAAGCCATGCTTGCCAAAAGTTCTTATAGTCGTGAACCTTATCTTTTGTTTGTATAAACTCTTTCCATATATCATCGAAAGAGCGAAATGGTGATTCCATTGAAGACCAATGAAAAAAGACGCGGTTATGACCAACGCCTAATTCGTAAGGAACCTCTAAGGTACCATCTTTTCTGATCTGGGTCGGCATTCTGATTCCGTTCTCAAATTTAACGACTGCATATTTGCCGTGACTATTCATTTCTTTCTTACGATCAACATCACTGAAGATTGCCCCACAATGAGCACATCTACACTCTGGCTTCTTAGTTTTCTCATTAAAAATGATATTTACAAAGAAGTCAAGTTCTTGGTACTCGAAGCACTCCTGACATTGAACTTGCCAAGATAGGTATAAAGTGCCGGGAACAGTTAACTGCTGATGTAATAAGTCACCCTCCGTAGAGGGTGAACTTACCATATATCCTTGACCGATGCCATAACCAAAATAGGTTGTTAGTCGGTCTGATGCTAGTTTAATAGCATTTGACTCATTACCTATAGTTAAACCCATGAGTCGAACCTCATCAAGAAAGACTCTCTTCATGGGAAATGAGTTCATTGTTACGATGCTGGTAGCCCAAGCGGGATAGATCGTCATGTGTTGCAACCTCACAGACTCATATGACATATCCCGCTTGTTACCAGTACAATATAAAGACAACTCAGGAGAAGCCTTGATCATGGAAATTACTTTCTCATCTAAGTGCTTCTTCCCGGTTGTCTCGTCTGGGAGGACATACAGCCCTGGGCCAGGATCTTGGTCCACCATGTCTGCAACTGCTGCTTGCAGAACTACCGATTTACCACTCTGGGTCGGTCCGATGGCACCTAGCCATTTTATCTTATAGTTCCCAATGCAACTAATTGGGTCCACTAAGTATGGAGTCAAGAAAAGATCTATTTTTTCTAAGAGGTTTGTCTTCGTTGACACTCTGATCTTCTTGACTACTTCCACTGTTGATACTTTCTTCGGTATCTTCAACCACTTCGCTTCCTGTCGGCTGAATATCAGTTGTGTATCCATAGCCCTCCCAAGACTGGATCACATCCGCTTCAGTTACTAACTGTTCGATTGCGGAATTATATGATTCTGTTAAAATTGCTTCTACATCTGCTACTGACATAAGACCAGTTATACGTGGAGCCGCTAGCTTGATCGAATATCTAATTTTATTGGCGACTGCTTGGCAGGTCGTCCTAATTCGTTCAATGGCCTTAGTTCTCTCGATATAGATCTTAAGTTTTATATCAGTAGCAACTTTCTCCTTCCTGACCTTCTCTCTTAAGAGTTCCTCAGACAGATCCAGATCTTTTTGTTTCATCCGTCTTGCTTCATTGAGACAAGACATAATGCGATAAATTGGATAACCTCTAGGATCACGTTCAATATTATTTCTTAAACAGAATAGTTTAAGTTCTTTGTCATCCTTGAAGCCACCAATTGCCAACAAATGAGTATGAGTTGTGTAAGCCTCCCCGACTTTAATCTCTGTCATTTGTTATCTTCTTTCATGCCATCTCGAAACTCTTGAGCTGCCTCAACAACTTTGTCTGCCCCAGCCTCAACGAGTTCTTCCAGCTTCTTGTTTTTCTTCCTCAGTGCCGCTGAGGCAAGACGACCCAGATTCCTTGTGCCCGTCCTAACTCTTTTAATAAAGAAAAGGCCCAGGGTTCCAACTAAACCCCAGACCACATTCTCTTTACCAAAATCAAGAATGCTGTTTAGTATATCCATAAGTCACTCCTTTAAAAGTTTGACGATTGTGTCAAGTTTACTGTTCATTCGTTTTAGGTCATTAACATCTGAACGTAGTTCTCTGAGCTCCATTCGGTTTTCAATGCCTATAGCCTCGACTGTGCCGACTCTCATTTCTGTCTTGGTTTGCCAAGAACTAGCTCCCCATGTCAGACCCAGAATACCACCTACCAAAAATACTGCACGAGCATAGAGCCAGAGCTTACTCACAAAACGTTTCTCACACACAGCAAATTGTTCCTTGCATTTTTCGTCTCTTGGTGTCATGCTACCACCTAAAAATTATAAATTTGAGAATTTGTTGACGACCCAGATGAAGGTCGATTTTATGCTAACCGTTCGAAAATTCATGCGAACCGTTACGGTTAGTCGGTTCGCAGAGGTATAGAACCATCTAATAATAATATAATACATGGTATAGCAAAAGCTGACAGAAAGTTGGGCATGATTTTTGCTTGTACAGAAATTTAAACGTTTCAAAATTTAGGATAATATGTTGGAACACATCTAATAACCTAATACAGTTAAAGTGTAATAGCGGGCTTCCTATGAAGTATAGATATAGTTTTAGAGCTCACAGAGCACAGAGCACAGAGCACAGAACACAGAGCAGGGCTCACAGAGCAGGGCTCACAGAGCACAGAGCAGGGCTCACAGAGCAGGGCTCACAGAGCAGGGCAATTGCTTGTCCCTATAGATTAAAGTGCCTTGAAAGCTTTCCTATGCACTTTGGGCGGGGCTCAGGGAGCATGGCTCACTGGCTAACCGTGCTAACTGACTACCGCTATCTAACACCAGTTTATACTCTTCTCCTATATAATTTTATTAATTTTTTTTTCTAGAAAAGCATATAAAAGAAGGTTAGTAAGGGTTAGTATAGTTAGTATAAAGAAGTATTTTTTCTGCAATTTGTTGATTTAAACAGAGTTACAAGAATCACTTGAGTTTATCCTTTATCAATCGGGCTATGGTTCGTATTTCTTTGCAAAATGGGAAAAACAGGCCTAAGTCCTTGATTTATTCCTACTTCGATAATTCAATTATATCAAGTAAAACTTTAAATAAACCCTGTAAAGTGTTTAAAATCAATAACTTATAGCTTAAAAGTTGATGATACATTTTTGTATTTATATCAAAATGGTATAAATTGCTAACTATCGCCTGTCAAGTTATTTAACGTTAAATTAACAGCAAATATCATGCCAGAAAAGTGCATAGCAAATATCGTGCCAACAATTTTGCTACAATCTGGGTCGTTGGCGGTTTCTGTAAAAATTAGGTTTTAAAAGTGCTTTTGCGCGAACAACCCCTA